CAGCGGAGGATTCCTTCGAAAGGGGTGAACGGCTCTGCCGTATCACTAACCGGAGACTTGACTATTTCTTCAGTCGCCCAGATCGTTTAGATCCGCGCATGGCTGAGTACATAGACAAGTGTCAGTCCTACATCCGTAGGGTCCTGGGTTCGTACAGTTCCTTCGTAGAGGAAATTCCTTCTCTACTTAGGCTAACTAGTGGCGCTTCCGCGCTCACTCCTCGATCTCGTAGTTTGCCGTTTGAGAAACTTCAACGGCGAATTGCGTGCACTCCACAATGTACACCCCTCCTGGCCGCTGCGTTTAGCTATTATGGTTATTCGCGGCCGTCAGTGAAGAGTATTGCGTGGAATCGAGTCGAGTTTGTACCGAAATCCTGGAAAACCCATCGCACAATTGCGTGCGAACCTGCTGGCAACGTGCCTTTTCAATTGGCATTCGACAGCTGGGCTAAACGGGGGCTTGCCCGAAAGGGCATAAACCTTCGTAACCAGGAGAATAATCAACATCACGCTTATATAGGGTCGAAATACGGAGGCCATGCCACCGTAGACCTTTCAATGGCGTCAGATACTTTAAACTACAACACAGTTGCTTGGCTGTTGCCCGGCGACTGGTTTGAGTATCTTTCAAGAGTCCGCTCACCGCTGTTCAAATTGGACGGCGAGGTTCGGAAATACGCAAAGTTCTCCTCTATGGGGAACGGCGCGACATTTGCTCTTGAGACGTTGATTTTCGCGAGTATGCTTCATGCAGTCGGTTCGCGGACAGGCATAGCCTACGGCGACGACCTCACGGTCGAACCCGAGCTATACCCTGAACTATGCCGACTTTTGAAGTTCTTTGGCTTCATCCCAAACCTAGAGAAGTCCTACCACACAGGCCCCTTTCGGGAATCGTGTGGAAAAGACTACTTTCAGGGTGCTGATATTACACCGTTTTATCTGCGACGTACAGACGCGTGGGATCTTCCCTACGCTTGTCACAACGTTAACGGTCTTGCGGAAATATCAGAACACGGTGCACTATGGTCGTATCTTAAAACCATGGTTGGTAAGTTAAACTTACCTTTAACACCGCAGAGGGATGATACGCTTAGTGGAGTTTTCATACATCCACATATGGCGTACGGCAAGAGACTGATTCGCACCAAGCCAAAATGCAAATGGTCATTGCAGTCGCGTATTCTGCTTCAGAGAAGCAAGACGACGATCTGTGATGATTCACGCGCACTAGGCCTCTGGTTCCTTCATCGTCCTGATGAAGAAGTTGACCCCTCGGGGTTCAACGGCTTTCAGAGCTCTCGGTATACACGCAGCGGATTGAAATATCGCCGCGCGTGGACTAGCTGGTCTCCACCAGCTAAGGGCTTCTCGGACCACCTCTTCGGGTGGACTGAGTATCTTACTTCGCCTAACGGCTAGGTTTGATATTGTG